CAGGTGAACAACACAGACGGATTATACTTCCCTGCAGTTTCAGCAGGTACAACTTTATACAACTACACGCTTTCCACTGATAACAATACAATTACGTTCAACTCTGCCCTACCGCAGGGTGCAGTAGTATTTTGTGAGCGTAGAACAAGAGATGCAGACAGTTCATATACTAGCTTTGCAAGTGGCAGCACTATAAGAGCCACAGATCTTAACAACTCCTCTACTGAATCTAACTTTACAGCACAAGACGGTAGAAACAAAGCACTAACTATAGAAGGTGTTTTGTTTAGAGGCGATCAACCAAGCACAAACTTTGTTACTACAGATCATATTGTTGCTGGTACAATCCTAAGAGGAGATATAGTTAATGATGCTATTGACGGTACAAAAATAGCTAATGATTCTATTGATTCTGAGCATTATGTAGATTTGTCCATTGACACACAACATATTGCAAACGAAAATGTAACTACAGCTAAGATTGCAAACTCAAATGTAACTACATCTAAAATAGCTGATCTAAATGTAACAAGAGGTAAGTTAGAAGCTGACGCTGTAGACGGTTCAAAATTAGCTGATAATGCAGTTAATACAGAACACTACACAGATAACTCTATTCAACATGTTCATTTACAAAATGATATTATAGATGGAGATAATATACAAGATGACGTTGTAAATAATGAACATATTGCACCTAACGCAGTTAGAGTTAATGAAATTAAAGATGGTGAAATTACATCTGCAAAACTTAACCCTGCTACAGTTATAACAGCTAGTGAGCAAAGTTCTGCTACAACTAATGACACATCTTTCTTGACTTCAGCAGCAGCTGACGCTAGATTTTTTAACATAAGTTCTGGTGATACTATTAAAGATGGTGACACATTCCCAGACAACGATACAACTATCGCTACAACCGCAGCTATTAACGACAGAATTATTGATTTAGTTGAAGAAGTTGGTGGCTTTGTACCTATTGCAAATGAAACATCTTTTCCGACTGCTAATCCTGATATTAATAATGGTACTGGTACTTTGGTATCCGTTAAATCTATATCAAGCACACGTACACCAAGTAGTGGCACAGTCACTATTGCAAACGGTGCGGGAACTGGTAACACTGTACTTATTACAGGGTGTGGATCAACCGTTCTATCCGCAGGTTTTGGTGTAATAGTAGAAACAACATCTACACTACATACATATGCGTTTCACAGATTAGTACCAAAAGCAACAGAAGTTACAACTGTATCTGGCAGTATAGCAAACGTAAATACAACTGCTGGTAGCATAGCTAACGTAAATACAGTTGCTGGCGATATAGCTAATGTCAACACAGTTGCAGGCAGTATTGCAAATGTTAATACAGTTGCTGGTATTAATGCTAACGTAACTACAGTTGCGGGTAACACAACTAATGTAAACACGGTTGCTGGTAACAATGCAAACGTAACAACGGTTGCAGGCAGTATAGCAAACGTAAATACAGCAGCTACAAACATAGCAAGTATTAACAATGCGTCTGCTAATATAAACTCTGTTAATAACTTTGGTGACACATATCAAGTCCATTCTTCTAACCCTACAACAGATGGTGGTGGTAATTCTCTAGCTGAAGGAGACTTATACTTCAACACATCTGCTAACAGATTAAAAGTGTATGATGGTGCAAACTGGGTAGATGGTGTTGTAGCATCTGGAGGTGGAGCACAGACTACTGGAGATACATTTACAGGTGACGTAAAACTAAATGATAACGTAAACTTATTAGTTGGAAGTCATGAAGATTTAAAAATAGTTCATAATGGTAGTGATTCTATTATTAACGATCATGGTAATGGTACTTTAAAAATACAATCTAGTGGTAATACAAAGATAGAAGTTACTGGATCAGGAGCTGCCGTTACAGGTAACTTAGATGTTTCTTCTGGTGTTGACGTAACAGGTAATATAACTGTATCTGGTAACGTAGATGGTCGTGACGTAGCTGCTGACGGTACTAAGTTAGATGGTATCGAAAGTGGTGCGACAGCAGACCAGACCGCAGCAGAAATAAGAACTCTTGTTGAAAGTGCTAGTGATAGCAACGTGTTTACTGATGCTGACCATACTAAGTTAAATGGTATAGAAGCAAGTGCAACAGCAGATCAAACAGCAAGTGAAATTGTATCTTTATTATCTAACCAAAATATATCAACAACTGGAACTGTAGGTAGTGGTAATATAACTATTACTGGCACAGAACCTACACTATTTTTAACTGATAGTGACGACAACTCTGATTTTGCTATTAAAAACCACAATGGTACGTTTGATATTAGAGACACTACAAATGGTGCCGATAGAATTAGAATATCGTCTAATGGCACTATTAGCTCTTTAACAAACCATGATTTTAGTGCTGGAATTGACGTAACAGGAAACATAACAGTTACAGGAACCGTTGACGGTAGAGATGTAGCAACAGATGGTGCAAAACTAGATAATATTGAAGCTGGAGCAACTGGCGATCAGTCAGCTGCTGAAATACTTACAGCTATCAAAACTGTAGACGGCTCTGGTTCTGAATTAGATGCTGATAGGCTAGATGGTTTAGATTCGGCTGATTTTTTAAGAGCAAATGCTGCTGATTCTACTAACGCATTAATTACAGCTTCTGCTGGACTTAGGCCGGGAAATTTGTCGGTAGGAGAAACTGCACATTCTAACACAATTCAACAAGTATCTGGCGGGACTTTACATTTACAATACAACGTAACTGGAAATATACACGCTAACGAAGGTGGCGGTTATATGCAAACTCGTGCAATACGTCCAGAATCTGATAGCTCATATAATATAGGTACAGCTTCAGTACGTTACGCAAATGGATATTTTGACACACTATATGGTAACGGATCAAACCTTACAGGTATTAACACAGACTTAGTATCTGACACATCACCACAGCTAGGCGGTAACTTAGATAGTAATGGTAGAAATATAATACTAGGAGACAGTGGTTCATCTAATGATGATCGTTTACAAATTGGTGCTGGATCTAATGGAGATTTAGAAATATATCATGACGGATCTCACAACTATATTGATTCCAAAACTGGTAGTTTATATATAAGAGAAACAGGAAGTGGATATTTAATAATGTCTAGCAACCATTATCATGTTAATGCTGCAAACGGACAAGCTATTTTTCATGGTGACGAGAGCGATGGATGCGAGTTATACCATGCGGGAACTAAAAAGATTGAAACGACTAGCACTGGAGTTAGTATAGCAGGGAACTGTAATCCAGAAGCTAATAACACTAGAGATTTAGGAACTTCATCACTACGTTGGGCTAACATCTACACCAATGACCTTAACTTATCTAATGAAGGCTCATCTAATGATGTCGATGGCACTTGGGGTGACTGGACAATACAAGAAGGAGAATCAGACTTGTTCTTAAAAAATAACCGTTCTGGTAAGAAGTACAAATTTAATTTAACGGAGGTATCATAATGGCTATTAATTATGATAATGGTATAATAGATTATGCTGGGGGTTTTACCCACCCAGACCAACTTAAAGGTGCTGGACTTGCTTCGGGTGTATACAAAATGAATACACCTGACGGAGGTGTACAAAATGCTTACTTTTTAAACTGTACAGGTGCTAGTCAAGGTGGAGATCAAGGTTGGGTACTTGTCGGTAGATGGCGAAAAGATTTAAGTACTGGGATGCGAGATAATATGAGTTCTGTTAGAGGAATGGTAGATGTAACTACATCTGGAGATTCCAAATGGTCTGCTGATTGGGGTAGTATGCACATAAAAGAATTTAGAGTTATAACTTATAATTCAAGCGATGGTAGTAATATTTTAGGAACTAGAGCTTGCGATTGGATTTACAGAGTAGAAGGTGCTGGATATCCAACAATTAATGACACTAGATTATATAACTGGCTTTGTAATAACTCAAGTGACGATCCTGGCATTGACCAAACTGTTGAGATGGAAAACAGAAATATAAATGGTAACAAAGCTGGACAGCGTGTTTATGGTGCTAGAGATGGGTTTGGAAACTGGAGTAATGGAAGTTTAAAATCACATATGTTAGCTGATTATGACAGTTCTAACAATCAAATTAAACGTGTTGGTTTTATGAAGCCAACAAGTAATATGTGGTGTATACATTTTAAAGAAAATGGTAGTGCAGGTTCTGGTGATATGAAGTGGTCTGTAAGTAGTACCGATTCAGATTGTGGACAAGACACAGACCAAGACGGGAAAGTAGGGTATGATGATAACCAATTTGCTCATTACTATGCTCCTGGAACTAATCGTGGTGATAATGATAATACTCAAATTTCAAACCAAAGTAGTTATTGTTGTACAGTTTGGATAAGATAATGAAACACTTTATTAGAAATCATTGCAACATAGGTCATGCAATTCGTGCACTTATTCCTAATTACCATGAATTAGATCCAAAAGTGCAATGGAGTTATAACTCTATAACAAATGATTACGATACTTTAACATGGGAAAGTTCTGTTATTCCAAAACCAACTAAAACAGAAATCGAGTCTAAATTAGCTGAATTAAATTTAGAAAACAAAAAAAATAAAATAAGAAATAAACGTAACGAATTATTAGCAGAAACAGATTGGATGGCTAATTCTGACGTTACTATGTCAGATGAGTGGAAGGCATATCGCCAATCATTGCGTGATTTACCATCTACAACTGACCCTGATAACCCTGTTTACCCTACACCACCCTCTTAATGATTAGACGTATTATTGATGATTTTTTACCAGAAGAGGACTATAGAACTTTAGAACGTATAGTCCTTGGTAGTGATATAAATTGGAAATTACATAATGGAACAGTTGGAAATCCTACAAGCTGGGGTGACTGGAGATTTACACATTCTGTATATCATCAACGAGCTCACTTAAATACACAACATAAAGGTGATTTTTTTACTGTATTTGAGCATCTTAAAGTACTATCTTTAATATCTTGTAAATTAAACTGTGATGTCTATACAGTTGAGCCAGAGCAACGACCTTGGCATACAGACCAACTTATACATGCTGACTGTACTTTTACATCAATACTTTATTTTAACGATTGTAATGGTAAAACTACATTTAAAGATGGATTTACTGTAGAATCTAAACGTAATAGAATGTTGATTTTTAATTCAGAATATAAACATGCTGGTATTACTCAAACTAATACGCCAAGAAGGTATTTACTAAACACTAATTTTTTCGGTGATCCTAAAGAATGGAACTCCCAATAATAAAAATACCTCCAGCACCTAAATACGAGACAATATCTATACCGCTACCTACTGCTGACGTTCCTAGTTATGTACCTTTGGTAGTACCTCCTAGTGATCTTAAAGAGCCAGAGGGTACAGAACCAGAGGCTACAGAAGAAGCACCTACTGGCATAAGGCAAGTTGACATACCGTTTACGGACTTTCAAATGCCTTTACCAGAAAACGAAATACTTATAACGGCTTCTACTACAGCAGTCGTTTCTGTAGCTGCAACTTTAACTGCAACAGCAGCTTTTAAATGGGTTGTTACAGCTATGAAACCAATATTAAAAACAGCATGGAAGAAGATAAAG